AGTTATTTGCAATGCGCGACTGTAGTTGCTCGGCCTCAAGATTGAGCGCAAGTAGTTGCTGCGCGTCGGTTCGCTTTGCTACTGCCAGAGCCTCGGCCGCCGCGGCCTGCTGCTGCATCAGTTGGAGGTTCTTGGCCTGAGCGTCTAACTCTTCCTTGTTAGTGCCCGTGATGACGTTTGAGATCTTCTCAGCGATTGCGTCCATGCTGAGACCGAGCGCCACCATCGCCATCGAGATACCACGCTGAATGCTGAAACTCTGCTGAATCTTTTTTCCGGCCTTCTCCGCAGTCGTTGAAAGCCTGTTCAGATTGTTTTGGACCGAAGCAAAAGCCTGCCTAGTCGAATCGACCGCGCGAATGTTGAATGTTGCTTCAGCCATGTTTCTTGGTCACCTGCTGTTGATAGTGTAGATAAGCAAGCCAGCCTGTCAGTTCTTGTGCTGGCATCTGCATGACCTCATGCGCGAACTTGCCGAGTTTTTCCGCTAGTGCATAGATGGCGAGGAGATCGGCACCCTCGCCACCGTGAATCAGTTTTTTAGTTCTTCAACTGGCGGCGCAGCCTCCGACAAGATGAAGTTAGCGACTCGCGCAATGAGATTAGAGTCGGCCTTGTGCAGCAAAGTCATCCGGTGGTCAGCGTTGAACAGCTTGTTGCCGTCCTTGTCTGTAGCCTTCAAAATGAGAACGTCCACGAGTAGCTCCATGTCGTTCTCCTTGGCTTTGCGGTAAAGGCGATTCTTCTCGGCCAGCGTGACCGGCGTTGCGTAGATCGTCAGCTTCCACTCAGGCACCTCGATTGAGCGAGTGCCCAGCGCGGCGAAGTGTTCGCGTACTAGGTCGATTGCATCCATTAGACCGTAACGGTGCTCAGAGCGCCGTTCCCTTCGATGGAAATTGCAGATTCTACCATCCCGTCAAACGCGGCACTGATATCAAACTTGGTCACGATGCCGCCGCCAGTATAATAGGTAGAAGTCGAAGCGGTTCCTTCCGGATAAAGATTGACCGTAACAGAGGAGCCAATGGTCAGCGACAGCTGGCCGGCGTCTACCTCGTCCCAATAAAGATCGCCAGACACGGACCAAGTGCGCATCGTGGCCTTGCGGGTGCGGTAGATGTCTCCGATGACGGAGTCTTCGACGACATCCGATGAATGCGCAAGCGAGTAGTTGCGCAGTTCACCGATGGTGGTGCTGCTGATTCGAACGGTGCCTTCGCGGCCTAGGTGGTTAGCCATATTAGTCAGTGGTTAAATAAATGCAGTTGAAGGTGTGACGCGCGACGCCCCAGCGCTTGTCCTCGTCGTCCTCTATCACATATTGGACGTTTGTCAGATGGAGGTCATCGCAGACGCCGCCGAGCGTAACGTCTTCCAAAACAGCGGCCTCCACCGCAGCCGAGCCAGTATCGAAAAGATCGTCAATGTAGGTCACGCCAGTCTGTGCCGTGAAGTAGTCCACGTTCACGGTCAGTTGGCGGTACTGGACGCGGTTGCTCGGCGCTAGCGACCGAACCTCGATCTGCTCATCAACAGCGTAGACCGCTGCAGACGGGAAGGAAACCGACTGCAGCGTGTTGTTTCGCCCTCGCAGCAAGTTAGCGGTCGGCACAACTGCACCGCCGGCGGTTAACTTGGCGCCGATGGCGTTTCGGATCTGTGTTCTGGTACTCATGCGGCTTGGCTAAATGGAACTGGTCGACCTCCCTTGACGCGAACGAAACCGAGATTCACGGCCTTGCCGGCCAACACTCTTTCAAGTTTCGCCTGCGTCGTTGCAATGCGACTCCGCAAAACTGCATCAACCGTGCGCTGATAGTTTGGAATCTTTACGTTGACGTTGCGCGCGAAGATAAACGGATTGCGGCCGAAGTTATACTGAACGGCTCCAGACTTACCTCCAAAGCGGTCAGAGAATTTCTTGTACTTTGCTCCGGTCGCTTTAGCGGCTGGAATCCATCCGGAAACGGTCCAACCAACGCGAGACTGCACGTCACTCAGCAGTTTCTTGTAGTCGCCAGAGTAAGAGGCAAAGTTTGTTTTGCTGCCAATTCTTCCGCGGTTGTTCCTGCGCTGACGATGCTGGGCTGCCAGTTCCTCGTAGGACCGCAGCACTTGCAGACCATAGAAGCCGTGCAGATTCGGATTCTGGAAAAGCAGATTGAGCTTCTCTGTTGCTCGGGTTCTGACGTATCGCGCAATGCTCTTGTAGAAGCCGCCTTCAGTGATTCGCGACTGGAAGTATTCGTAAACTAACGGCAGCGACAACTTGGTCATGTCACCGGCAACTGCGTTTCGACCCTGCGATAGATTCTTAGGCGGAGTAAACTTGACCAGAGTCTGAGTTACGAACCGACCTTCTTCGCGAATCACGTTGCCATAGTCGACACGCGCAGCATCCGCCAGCCGTGCCAGCTTCATTTCTAGTTCGCGAGTGCGTAGTTCAAGCGCGATCATATCGACTTCCGAACCTCGATCTGAACGCCGGTTCCTTCGGCGTCGAATTCTAGTGCCTCGATAAAGTATGTTACCCCAGCACGCACAACGGTCGTCGTCAGCTGCGGAGCAGTCACGACCTGCGACGCTAGGAAAAATACCGTGAAGCGCCCCTCGTCTCGGCGCTGATCTTCGAACGACTGGAACATATTCCGCGAGTTGTTCCAGACGCCGGTGATGGCCGTGTTGAAGATGCTGAACGTGATGCCAGCCTGATCTTGAATGGCCGAAAAGTCCGCCTCCAGGCGCGTCGGGTCAAAGTCTCGGACGGTCATACTAAAGGGCCAAATGTCACAACCTTGGACTTGGCGGTGATCGTATCATCCTGCGGCGTGCCGGACGGAATGTGCCAATAGGACGACCGCACGGCATTGCAAATGATGGCAGGTGCTGAGTTAACGGTCATCACCTGGCGAGCGTCACGCAACATCCGGATCAGGTCAGGAATGGACCGTGCCGTGAGGAACAGCGACTCAGACCAGCCGGCGGCAATGCACGCCTCGGCCTGCCGCTCCTCGGCCAAGATGCGCATCGGAGCGCCGAAGGTCTGGAAGGCGTACTGGCAGATCAGGTGCGGAGCGATCTTGACCGTTTGGCTGTAGCCGAAAGGGGAAACGATGGCGGTCTGTGGACCGTACAGATGGTCCTCGACGGCTGACATCGTCGGCACCCGATCAAAGACGATTGAACGGTCTAGGCCGTCGCACTCCGGCAGCAGCCCGTACACGAAGTCTTCCCACGACTTCCCACTAGCGCGGAAAGCAACGTACTTATCCGGCCAGATCTGCAGGTCGATGCGCCGTGCCTTTAGGTCACGCCCAGGCGATGTCGGCCGCGCGTAGCTGACGGCCTCAAAAACGCCGTAATACTGAGGCAGGCACTCGATGGCTACGTCGTATCCCGCCGACGCAAAGTGCCTCGCTATTGGCAAGCAACGGAGGATATCGCCCAGCCGCTCGTGGTAGACTAAGACAATGGTCTTCATGGCAGCAGGCGGTTGTACTGGTCGGCCGTCTTGCCGGCGACCCAGCCATGGAATCCAAAAGAGCAGGCAGGTCCGCAGTCGCCCTCCTCAATGTAGTGCTCCCACGAAAACTTTGCGGCAACCTCGACTGGCGCGTACTTCATGCCGAGTTCAGTCAACGGTCGGTTCAGCACTTGGCAGGTAAACACGTCGCCGTTCTGACCAGCCCAGAGCGGAATCGCCGCGGCCGTGGCCTCAAGGAATCGCTTAGAACGTAGGCAGAATCCGGTGTTTCCCACGCGGTGCTTCGTGCCCCAGGCTGCCGGCCAAGGTGCTCCGATCATATCATACTGCAACCAGTCATCGTTCCACAGTTGAGGGTTGATGATCCAGCCATCGTGCGAGACGAACAGCGCGTGCGAAGTGTGAACGTGGCGCGCCAGTTCCTCAATCTCGCAGCGCATCGCATCTTGATAGTTCTTCGGCGTGTCGATCAGCACCGAGGCTGCAAAGCCGAACATCCGTTCGCAATGCCGCATCACGCGAGCGGTCCGCTCTGGATTGGCTCCATCCGTCGCGATCAGCGTCACATCCTTGAGAGTCTTCATGATGCCTCCTTGGTCACAGCGTCCGGATTGCGCAGCTGAAACAGCGCGCTACCTCGCGCATAGCGTTCGCGCTGGTTGTTGTG